CTAGAAAAGGCCAGCAGGATCGGCCAGCATATTCCAACTGAAAATAATCACCTCTTTAGCATCACTACCTTTGCCTCCACCAACAGTATATTTGATATCCGTAGTCTCAATATGAAAGCCCGCAAAACACCTGCGAATATCAGGGTGGTCATTTAAACTGATAATGGCTTTACCTTTGATTGAGCCGATGACCTTAGCCATTTCCTCGTATTGTTCAAACTCAAAAGGCACGCCATAGCCCTCTGTCTCCCAATATGGTGGATCCATATAAAAAAGCGTATGAGGTCGGTCATAGCGTTTAATACAATCCTGCCAGCTCAGATGCTCAATGTAAGTGTTTGCCAGGCGAAGGTGCGCCGCTGACAAACTTTCCTCTATTCGCAGTAGATTTAAACCTGGTGGCTGCGTGGTTGCGGTGCCATAGGTTTGGCCATCCACACGTCCACCGAATGCGCTTTGCTGTAAATAATAAAAGCGCGCTGCACGTTGGATATCAGTCAGCGTTTCCACTCGAGTATCTTGCAGCCACTTAAACACCTGGCGAGAAGACAACGCCCATTTAAATTGACGCACGAACTCTTCAAGATGATTTTGCACAACGCGATAAAGATTTATCAAATCACCATTTACGTCATTGAGTACTTCGCACTCGGCAGGTACCGGCTTTAAGAAATAAAGCGCGGCACCACCAGCGAAGGGTTCAACGTAGCAAGTATGTTGTGGAAATAAAGGGAATAATCGATCAGCCAGCCTGCGCTTGCCGCCGATCCATGGAATGATTGGTTGTGACATCTTGCCTCCGGTCATTGGCGCTCATAGGCGCTTCTGGGAGGCTCATGGCCTTCTGATGATTGAACGCCCCACAGCGGGAGCATTTGATTTGTATTTCTATAAACTCTGCCATCGCTAATTTTCGATTGCAGCTACCACAACGAACTTCTTTCACTCTGCGCAAACCTTTTTCATTCTGCTAAAATCCGCGCCCCCACCGGTGGGGAGAGGATCTTGGCTGGCTTGCAGCGCATTCTGCGAGTTGGTGACAATTTAACGTGCTCGAACACTTTAAATTGTCATCCTCTTTTTATTCAATGAGGCCATCCCTGGTTTACATCATAAGCATCCAGTTCTGATTGCGTATTCAGCAAATGGATAGCCTGACAATGCTGCATCTCCGCAGTAAAACAATTCGATACATGATTGGCAACGGCGCTAGCTATAGGCGTGAGGGTTGCAAGGTCAACTCGAATCCACTCTCCGTTATCTTTCCAATTGGTGAACGGAATTAGTCCTGCACTGAGTGATTGGAACGCACTGGCCAACATGGTTTGTGATTCGCGTGTGGTGCTTATTTTTTTGCCATTAATAACAATTCCTGCGGTTTCAATTTCATAACGACGTGCAGCAACTGCATCAATTAATTGTTCCTTAGTTTTGGACGGTGCGACATACGGCGCAATCTCAACGCCTTCCGGAATGTATTCAAGTGTTGTCCAATGCCACTCTCCCTCGACAGCTTCAACAAATTCAATTGCCGGCGAGACTAAAATTAATTTCCCGTCTTTTTCTTCATACACCGCATCACGTGCATCAACGCCATCTATACGGTAAAGCTCAATTTCGCAATCAACCGTACCGTGCATGTTGTATATATAATTTCTTTTGTTAACAGTCATTATGCGATCCTCAACCATTCACTAAACTCACCCGTCGCAACGGTACGCGATGAAATATTCTTCCAAGTACCTGAAACTGCACTGCCATTTGTTAATACGCTTCCGGAGGTAAAATAAGTTGCGTTAAGTGTTGACCCAGCTGTTGTTCCCCCTGTGGCTATACTGCCAGCCGACGCATTACGCAATAATCGCAAGCTTCCAACGCCATCAACAGTTGCCACATCATGCTGCACATTATTAATTACGACTGCTCCAGAAAATGTCGCTTTAGCGGCAGCATCAATTACAAGTGGCACAGCTCCTGTTTTATTTAGGAGTCCTATGCTGGTTCCATCGGAAAATAATCCACCCAGAAATACGCTTCCGGAATCAACTAAATTCAATCGGCATAATCCAGATGTGCTGCCGGCAAAAGTGAACTGCCCTGGATTAGCGGCTGATATGTTTTGTGAGTTCACACTCACACTTCGTGCACCGACAATAACAAGATCGCCAGTAAGTGTAGTTTTGCCTGCAGCATCGATTGAGAGAGGCACAACTCCCATTTTATTTAGGAGTCCTATGCTGGTTCCATCGGAAAATAATCCACCCAGAAATACGCTTCCGGAATCAACTAAATTCAATCGGCATAATCCAGATGCGCTACCTGCAAAAGTGAATTGTCCGGCATTCAATGCTGTTATGAATTGTGAGTTAATACTGAGTCCAAACGCCCCAGCTAAAACAATGTTGCCATTAACGGTAAATGTGCCATTTATAAAATTATTTAAAGGAGTAACTGGCGCACTTAAAGCAATTGACCATGATGCGTAAGTTCCACCACCAACTACACCAATTACATTGATGCTTAGGGCGGTACCCGCGTAGCTAATCACACTACCAAACATGTAATTATTCGCATCGTAAGCGGCTGTTACAAACATGCCCGGCACGATGTTTTTACCTGCGGCTATTGCGAAATTTTTTGTACCAACCCCAATTGAAACTGACGTGGTAGAGGTTGATGCAGTAGAGGGCGCAGCAGAGGCACTCGCAGCACTTGCAGCAGCTGCGGACACGCTATTTGTCACTGATATTTCCTTGTTGCTAATATTTACTTCAGTAGCATTAATTTCCGTAACAAGTTGCGGAAGTGCCCCAAGTAGTGCATCAGCTGCAGCCGCAAAAGCGGTGGGCGATTGTGCTCTATTGGGTGGTGTTGGTAATGGCGTTAATGACATTAGGTGAGCCCCTCCAGCGATAGCGTACAAAGACTCTGTACAGCATTAGAAATTGTGATTGAGAAATCTTTGTAGTAGCCGTAAATCGCGGTGGATGTATATGCATCATCGCCGATATACAGCGTTGGAATGGCGCGTAGCGATGCCAGATACTGCTGCAACGCATCAACACTACCATTGGGTATCCAAAAACTGATGTCAGCGCGTTTTGAAAATGCGCGTACGATAAAGTTGTAATCCCCGAACTGGTTTTTTTCTTTGCGGCTGTAGTCAGTTATCCCTACATTTGCGCCGTACGTTATTGCATCCGCGATAATGTTAGATTTGCCAACCACGAAGGTTCCACACGCTACAGTGGAACCAGTCTTGTTTATCTTCACGTTTAAACTAAATTGGCTATATAGCGGCAAATCAGCAATGAACTCTTTCGCATATGAAATTGAGTCGAACAGGTAGCTGTACCAGTTCGCGAACAATGGTGGATTTACTAACGTAAACGTCTGACTCATGACAACGGTGGATGAGTACGTCACAGTAATTTGTACAGACTCAGCGTCCAAATTTAACAGGGCCAATTTATTGCCTTTAACGCTTGTCACCGTCACATCAATTTGCTGCCCCGCAGTGCTTTGTGAGCTGTTTACGGAATCAAACATCTTAAACGGGTTTGATGGGCCAACATACGCCCAATGGGTAGGATCTAAGTATGGCGCGACGACGGCAGTTGGAACTGCTATACATTGATAAATTGAATATACCCACGTACTGCCGTTCGGATCTTTTGGATTTCCATACGACACCAAAATTTGATCACCAACAGCATAATTCACCGTACCGTTCCACGAATTCGTAGTATCAACCACGTTCGTTGTTAATTTATTCGGTGCGAACGTAAATGGCGTTATGACTTGAAGACTCATGACAAAACCCTCGTCTCAGGCATTCCATCACCTTCCCAACGGCTTACACATTTGGCGATTTTTTCATTACTAAGTGCGATAGCGATCATGTACGAACGCATGTCTGCACGTAGCGTGCGCAATTCATTTGTTTGTGCATCACCACTGGAGGCTTGGCTAGCTGTCAGCACTCGCTCACCTTGATGCAACTCCGCGATATAACCATTAAACGGAACTCGCTCCAAGCCATTCGCATGTGATCCGTTGACGACTGTGTAGCCTTGCAGCTGAGTTAACAATCCGGTCGCTGTACCGTGTTCAGTGAGGTAATCCAGCATTGTTGCAAAGTTGTTTTGATCCAGGTGCGTAATAGCCGAAATAGCATCATCAAGGCCTGCAAAATTTGCCAGAGAACCGCCAGCCTGGGCGATGGCCAATGCCGTTGCTAAAGTCGCTTTCGCTTGATCGTATTGTAGTTTTTCAATGGCTTCGCTATCACCGCGCATTGTTTTTAATGCGCTAGCAATAGAGTCATAAATCGTACCCAATTGGCTTTTGACATTTTCAGTGGCAGGCACCAATTGCGCGAATGCCTGGTTAACATCCATCAATGCGGCGAACTGCGCTTGTCCTGCGTCCGTGCTTAAATCCGCTGCTTTAACGAGCGCTACGAAACCTTCGCGCGTGGTTGGCATTTTCAAACCAACATCCACTAGCACTTTGCTAATTGCAGCCAAACCGTCTTTGGTTTTATCGGCATCGCTGGTGAAGTTTTGGTAGTAGCTGCTCATATTGGTATTGAGCTGATCAAACCCGCCAGATAGATCCGCGATCTGTTGCGTTGTATCAATAGCGCCTACACCAACACCATTGAATTTAAGGCCGAGTTTGCCCACATAATTTGAAAAGATATTCGTTTGCGATGCCAGGCGCACCATAGTTTCAAATGCACCTTCACCCACTTGTTGGTACTTAGAGAGCGCAGCAGTTCCAGCAACCAAACCAGTTGCCCACGCATCCAACTGCGAGCTAAAAAACGACTGAATCTCCTTTGTTAATGCATCGCCACTCAAATCTTTTAGGCTCAGTTTTGTTGCATCAATAATTAATTTATTGGCGTCGAAAGTTACACCAAATGTTTTGCTGGCTTTCTGCAAAGCGTCACCCGCACTTGCATAGACGTCTGCGAACTGTGTCTTAAACAAATCATCCATTTCTTCGGTAGCGGTACTAACTTTTACGCTCGTTTTTATTCCCAAAAACTTTTTGGTTGTCTTCACATCCGCATAAGTCATTGCGCCGACCATGCCAGTTTGTAAAATACCAGCTAGCGTGCCACCTAAAAGTTGAATCCCTGAATCAGTCACGTCTTTCTTGGAACTCCAAATAGCATTCAAAATTTTCGTATTAACTGCACCGCCGAAAGACGTTGCCATTTTTCCAATCTGCGCCATGAAGTTATTCAATGGATCACGCGAGGTAATCATGTTGCCTAAGTCGGGTGATACATCTCCTAAACCTTTACTACCCGTTGAAATCCCCATCGCTTTATAATCTGCACCGCCTGCTAGCGTGCTCGCGAATCCTGCCGCAGTACCTGCAATGCCGGTTTTAATATCCAACAACGCTTGGTACATACCATGGTTTACATCCAGCAAACTTTTACCGTTAGCACCTAACGATTGGATCGACTGATTTATGGAATCGCTCTTAGCGTTTGCGTTGCCCAATAAAGTGCCAATACTCTGATTGGCCTGCCGATATTGAGCCGTCATTTTTTCGAACTTCGCATCTTGTTGGCTATTAAACTTACTGATCAATGAACCACCCACGGCGAGAGCAACACCCGCTACTGCACCGTATGGCCCAAGCATGCCCAACATGCCACTTGCACCGCTTACATTGCCACTCGCATCCTTCGCACCAGCACTGCCTATGAGGCCTCCAATGGCATTGCTGGCCATGTTCATCGCAGGCTGGATAATCGGTTTCAAAATAAGCGCTTTAAAGATATTTTGAAGTGTGTCGGCCAAGTTTTTGCCGAGGCTTTTACCATTATCAAAACCGCGCATAAGTGCATCGGTCAAAGAAGTATCAATAGAATCTGCGGTTTTTTTCCATTCTGTTTTTGCATCAACAGCAGCTTGCGCGGCAATACCGTCTTTTTTTGCAGATGCCAAATCTTGTAGCGCTTTTAAGGTATTGCGATGCGCTTCCGTTTCGGCGTTACACGCTGGGAGCAAATCGTCGATTGCAACCTGTTGCTCTGCCAGACGAATCTGGTCGTTTATGCGAGCAACCTCAAGCTCACCAAGCTGTTTCTTGGTAAGCCCCATTTCTTCGTTTGCTTCGCGTTGTTTTTTTGCCTCGGCTTCAATGGCAGCCGCTTTTTCGTTTGAGGCCTTAATAGCATCCTCAATGGCTTTGCGTGATTCACCTTCAGCATCAATTTGCTCGAGCAGTGCAGCATTGTTTTGAATAATGCTTTTTGCAGTAGCAGCTTGCGCAGCAGATAAATTAATTTTGCCGGTGGTTAGTGATTGGTCCAGATTAATTAATTCTTGCTGCGCAGGCGTTAACGCGTGGCCAACCTCTAATTGCTTTTGTAATTGAATATTGGATTTGGTGAGGTTATCAATAAAATCACCACCGGCCTTCACTGCATTTTCATGCTGTGTTTGCAGGGCTTTTTGTGCAGCGATTGATTCTTCAGTTGCCTTTTTATCTGCCTCTTTTTTCTGGCGTAGCAAATCCAAAGCAACAGCCTCTGTCCAATATCCATCCTTGAGTCCTTCACGTGTAGCCTTGTATTCGGCAAGTGCTTTTCCTGTAAGTCCTACCGTTTCAACCTCATCACGAAGGCTTTTCAAATATCCAGCACCCGGGATTTGAAGCTCGTTAATTTTCCGTTGAATCGTAACTAAATCAATTTGCTTTCGATTGAGTGCCTCGGTGGCTTCCGCTAACCGATTGGTATTATCAATTGTGTAAATCTGACCACCGCTACCGCTACCAGCGCCGCCAGAGGTAGCAACAAAAACTTTTTTGCCATTCTCAGCATTAAGCTCTTTTATTTTTTGAGTTTGCTCGGCAATTTCTTTAGTCAAATCGTTATATTTTTTAGTCTCGGCTTCTATTGTATAGCCATTCGCTTTGTTAACGATGTCTTGTTGGGCATTCGATAAGTCAGTCAATTCTTTGGTGAGATGTTTGGCTTTAGTTGCCATTTCCTCAGCAGCCTTGCCCGTATCAAACAACGAAGGAAGCAGAGCACCGATTAGGGCTCCACCCACAGCGATAACGGCACCCAACAATGGATTAAATGCACTTACAAGCTGTGAACCTTGTTGGGTCAGGATGACGGCGGCATTCGTACCCATTTGCATTTGCACAGCAACGTCTTGCATTTGCCAGCCAAGGTTTTGTGCCATGCCGCGCATGTTGCCAAATGATTTGTTAGTTTTGCTCGCGAGACTATCCAATTCCATGGCTTGGTTCATGAGAACTTTTTTTTGCTCAGTAGATACTTCAGCCAAAGCACCACGTTCAATATCGTAAGCAAGTGATGCTGCGCGGCTTATATTGCCGTACAGATCAATTTGCTTTTGAAGGTCATTGGAAAGTTGTTTAACACCAGGGCTTGCACCAACGTCATCAAGCTTGGTACGCAGTGTGCCCAAATTGGCAGCCGCTTTTTCGGCTCCCTCAATAGCAACTTTAAGTTCAAGTTCAAATGACATAGCAACTCTGGATTAATTTTTGGTGTTTAGCAGCGGTAAGGCCGCTTGTTCCATAATGCGGATATCGTTCAGTAATTCAGGCCATGCTTTACTAGGTATACACATCATTTGCAAAACACTGTGTAACGCGCAGTAATTGATGCCGGTTTTTACGCAACCGGACATACCGATAATTAAATTCCAACTCGTTTGTAATGCACAAAAAACGCGAATCGCTTGTTCGTTTTCTGGAAGTATCGTGAAAAATTCTTCAACCGGGCTCACGCTTTCTATTTGCGCCAGCCACTGCATGGCATTCTCATTTTCACCGAAACCTAGCACCGCTAAATCGGAGGAAACATCGTCAACATTTACCGGTGTTCCCTTTGCCCAATATTCAGCGGCGTCTTTTAGTTTTTTGCTTTGGCACCACCGTTCACAGCTTCTAACCAGGCACTCATGATGGATGCTGGCACCGGGTGGATATCAAGCATTTGCGTCAATGCACTACTGGAAAATAAAGCCTCATCGCCATTGCCATCACGCACGTCATTCCAACCTTCCATAACTTCATGAGCAAGGTCGCGTTGGCACTGCAAAAATGCTTCGTGAGTTTCCTGGCTAGCTGAAACGATGCGAGCTTTCCAATTACTGACTTCTTCAGTTGTTAGACGACGAAACGTCGCGACAAAATTCTGCTTTTGAATGCGGCCACCGTCGCCATTCATATCGACGCTAACGGGATAGGTGAATGAATTGGCTTGTGAAATTTTGAACATGTGTTGCTCCAGGTGAAAAATAGTTAAATCAAAATGACCACCGCTCTCAAGAGCGAATAAAGAAAATTATCTAACAGTGATTTTTAACTCGTCATTGCCAGCGCTTGGATTAAGCGTTAGATCCAAATTCAACATACGAATTTTGTCACTATCGCTGTAGCTGGGCTTTACGAGTTGAACTTGCGGTGCGTCGAGCTGAACAATATTTCCCTCTGTATTGCCATGTTGAATGCTGAGCGCGCCTAATGTTGCAAGCTTGGCGATAGACCAAAAATCTTTCGTCGCAACAGGAACAGCTTCAATCACAACTTTTCCTGAAGGAGCGCGATCAGTAATGATTACCGCTTCTGAACCCACCAACGCACGATGTGTAACCGTAACCGCAAGATCAATACTCAAATCTTGCAACACCGCTGTTGAGAAACCATGTAGGGTGAATGCGCTGGTTTGACCGGTGAGCACGGCGAGTGGTTGAATCCACGGAGCAAATACAGCGGTTGGTAATGCAGTGTCAGTTACTGGGTTGAACAAACCAGTAAACTTAAATTTAAAATGTGGGATTTTTTTAGCCGAAAGTTCGATAGCAACTGTGCCACGCGCACCAGTAAGCTTGTGCATCACACCATCAACTGCAACGTAAAATGTGGCTGATTCGAATGTTGCAGAAATCGGGTTATATTCCACTTTTGTAGATGCAGTAATAACCTCTGCCATGCCGCAGGCACGCAATAATGGGCCATAAGCTGGCGCTGTACCTAACGCACCACTGCCTGCAACTTCCACAGAAAACTCAACCATCGTTCGATTCGCTACCGGGATTTGCGGACTGTTGCCGAAATACGGACGAATCAAGTTACGGCTTTCAGCATCCTGATCGAGGGGGGTTACCGTTAAATCGGTAATCAATACGGCGTTAGCTGCACCGGTAGGCACGGGATCGGTACCGTATGTGGTTTCAATCTTGGCCAGCAGTACAGTCTTTTGCACTAATAAAGGCATGGTTTAACTCCTAAGCCTGTGACTCTTGCGAATCAAAATTAATGGTTGCATCGTCCGTAGCAGGTTCAAGATCGGTACGCGCCACCAACGTCAAATCACCTGAATCCAGGCAACGCGTATAACTGCCACCCTCATCAGGTTGTTGCTTCTTTAGTGGCAATTCAGTAAGTGATTCAGGGTTAGGTCTTCTGGCCATGCTTAGGCACTCCGCAAATAAATTTCCAAATTAAAATCGTCTTGCCACCAGAGCACCTGGTCGCTCATGTCTTGCAAATGCCCGCCACTAAATTCCATGCTTGATCGTTCGCCTTCAGGTATCCAACCTAGCAATGCAGTCATCACTTGTTGGCGGACGGCATAAATATCCTCCAACGCTTTTGCACCCGTGGCATCACGCAAATTGCTGGCTGCCAATATCACGCCGAATTGTTGGGTCACACGTTGGCTCACCACGGTAGTCGCAGAGGTATTCGGGCTAGCTTGTTCCGCGAGTGGTATTACAAATGCAGCCGGTAATTTATTCCGCAATGCTGTTTCAGCTACACCAAAATCAGCGCTGCCGCCCACCATTTTTAATAACGGGCACGTGTCTTTAAGGTGGGCGATTAATGTGGCTGGCTGCATTCATAATCTCTCAATGTTGAGCGACTAAATATACGATCAGGCCCGGTAAATGAAACACCAGATTCACTTGTTACTGCAGACTGACCAGTGGCCACACCTAATTGCGCTTCACCTTTCGATAAACTTTTTAAAAACACCACTGCGTCTTTGTAGCGATCGCGAACCGATTCGGTCACGCGATCAGCACTCAATTGATAACGCGCAATATCGCAAGCGAGTCGCACTAAAACTGCAGGAACACTCGGAAGCGGCAAACTATATTGCGCCGCCAAATACCCGTTAATTTCAGCATCAGCATCGCCCAGGGCGCGACTCACAACCGTTGAATCAATCGAGCCGATATTTGCGCGATCAGTTAACTGGATGAGTTCGTCACTACCGAAGCGATCGACCAGGTCTTGTTGCGTGGCGTACGTCATTTCTAGATGATACTCGCGTAGTTAAGCGCTAACTTGAGCTGCGGAGTCCTCAGCAGCTTCGTTAACAATTTTCACTGCATTCACATCAGCTAAAGGTTTAACTGCATCTGCGGGCAAATTAATTTCTTCGCCTTCTTCGTAGCGCACGCCATCGTGTTCAATTGCGCCTAATGCAATAACAAGGATCATTGCGAGGTCGCTAGCGGAATTCTTTTTTGCAGCCATTTTAATAATCTCAATTGTGCTGCTGGGGCAGCGGTTATGAATGGGTGACCGTCATCCTTGAGATCGTGTTTTTATTCAGAAAATTAAGCCACGGCGTTTTGGAAGAAATATCCGCACTCTTGTGCAGCAATAATTTCTTTCACAGATTCACCGACGCGAATTTGCGTTGAGCCGCGCAGACCTTTCGTGGATGCAAATGTGCCGGCAACCTTGTCACCAAACTGTGCGGTAAAACCAAATGTAGGTTGATCGGCGTCTGCTAGCTGTTCGCTAATAAATTGAATTGAACAATGTTTACCCCACACTCGGCTCATTACAGGTGTTTGGCCTTTTTTAGCGGTGTTAACGAAACCTTGGCCTACAAGAATTTCTTTAACTTCGAAAAGTTCTGCCAACTGCTGCCGTGTAACTGCACCAGAAGTTGCGTTAGTGCCGTAGATTGCTTGAACAACTTTTGGGTGTTGACGAACAATTGTCCAAACAGCTTGCCCAAATGTTATGGTGTTTCCGCGTACCAGCATTGCATCCAATGCGTTCATAATTGCGGTAACAGGATTGGAGTTTGCGTAGTCACTCCATTGACTGGTGCCTGATAAAGTTGCTTGATTGCCAGCACTGTAATTGGCTGGGTTAAATACGATTCCCGCAACGCGAATTTCGCGATCAAGTTGTATCAGGCTTGTCGTTAATGAAGTGCTTTTTACAAGAGGTGAAACAATGCCCGTAGTTTTACCAGCACTTGCTTCCCAAGCTTCAATTTCTGCATTAGGCACCAGGTCGTCGAGACCAAAGTCTTCACATGTTGCCTGCACTAAGACACCACCGAAATCCACCATGGTCGGATCAGATTTCCGACCAACTTTTGTAGAAGGTACTGTGTATGCATCAGCAACACTGTATTTGGTGTAATTAAAAATCAATGCGCCTTTCGGGATGCGAGGCAGTACTCGATCAGCGATTAAAGCAACATCAGGATTTTTGTAGCCAATAGAAATCGCGGATAACTCTGGATTCGGCTGAAACGCGAGTGTTGACATTTTTATCTCCAACTAAAAAGTAAAAATCAATAAAACAATTAATATTTCCAAAAAGTAGTTAGCCCTGTTTAACGCTTTGCGAAATAAACACCTTCACAACATCGCCCAATGCAGTAGCGGCTTCCATCGCAATCGCAATAATGCGAACGTTCGAACCAGCCGCCGGAGAGGCTGAAATACCACGACCAACTCCATCAGATGTAATTTCAGCCCCTAATGAAAACGCTGCGCCCGCTTCCAGGTAAGCAATACCTGATAAAATTCCATCAAAACGTTCACCAGAGGCCGGACCCACCTCATTAGAAATACCGATCGATAAATCAGTTGCAGCTGCAGCCACAACACAAGTTTCTGCCGCCGAAAATTTAAAAATACGGAAAGGTGGAATTGCCGCCCCGGCTAGAAAGTTTTTTTGTAGGATCGGATTGCTCATTGCAGGCTCCAGTAAAAATTTAATTAAGAAAAATAGCGTTGAATAACTTAGCCGCGCACAACCTTGCTTACAGCTTCGGTATAACTCAGTGTTTGACCATTGTTGGCTGCTTCTTTTTGCAGTTGTTCCGCAGCCGTTTTAATGGCTTGTGGGTCATCAAGGTCAACCGTATTTTCAACAGCACCTTTCGCTCGCTCACTAAAATCCACAATAACCGGGCGTGCCGATAAAAGTTGTTTGAAGGCTTCTACCTGGTGATGGCTGGCTTTCGTTTCGCCCTCACCAAACTCAACGGTTTGTTCCGTACTGAGCGACTGCGCAAAATTCAATAAATTGGCTTGTTCAACAGGCAACACTTTTCCAGCGGCAATAAGACCCGTTAAAAATTCATTGAAGTCAGCAGTTAGCTTGGCGATATTGGTGGCCGCTAATTGCGCTTTGAGCGCGCTGTTTTCGGTTTGTAAGCGCAAGGCTTCTTCTGGGGACACGATGTTCTCCTGTGAGGTTTTTTTCGGTTCTGCAAAAGACGCAGGCAATTGGGTTAGGCCGTTGTTATCGTCTGATTGTGGTTTGCGTGCTTCATCTTCCAGCGTGCTCACTTGCCATGATGGAATTGCCTTGTCGGCTTCTTCCAATCCAAACTTGCCAATAATCCACTCGCGGAATTGACGCCACATGCTGGCATTCACAACATCGTCCCAATCCGCAAACTCAATAATTCCTTCATTGGCTTCATTGAATTCAACTTGGCGTAAACCTTTTACCGCGGGTGGTTGTGCACCCAGAAAACCTACATGACGCAGGTAATAAGTTCCTGGCACCGGGTTGGCGGAAGAGTCAGGCGTGTAAAAAGATGCAGAGATTTTTTTGAAGCTACCGGCTTTCACCATTTCAGAAAAATCGGCATTGAGTTGAGCAGGCTCTGCAAAAAGTTCGTTGCCCTGGCTGCTGAGTGATTGAATCCAACCGTACGCAGGCGCATCAACTTTTGGGTGACCAATAACAATCGGAGCTTCATGCAACGCAGGATCGTAAGCAGCGGCACAGGCAGCAAGATCTGCTTCAGAGAAATTCAGGCTCGCACCGCTCATTGCGGTTTGAGTGCCTGCTTTAAAAATATGTAGAGAATTTTGTGTTTTCATGCAGCCATGATCGGCTGCTACGCGGGGAATGTAATTTGAACGCGGTCAAGACTTTCGGCTTAGCCAATTACTTGATTAATGTGGCGCTGAATAACCTTGAGTACTGCATCTTGCCATACAGGTGGCAGGGTGTTTTCTGGAAAAAATTGTCGCGCAGGAATTGTAACGGTGTGCGCACCAATCGTAACGCGCTGCGCAAAATTTGAATGGTCTTTTTTTACAAAGCGGTTTCCAATTGTGCTGTCTTTCCCTTGCTTAAAATATGCATGCTGGCTGCGCGCTGCGCGCTGGAATGTATAACCGAAGTTTTGTACGGCTGCGTAAACCACGTTAGTACCAACACTGACGCTGTTCGAATCCGTTGCATCGTCAATACTATCCCTTAGACGCGTTGTATCAACTAATGGCTTGCCTTTGCGTTTTTTAAGTGGCGCCCAAGGTACACCGTATGGGGTTTGGCTATTTCGAAAACCTAGCTGCACTCGCTTTTTTAATTCACCACCAATCGCATTTAACACTGGCTGCTTGTTGGTAAGGATCTGCGACATTTTAGCAAGTGCAGTTTGCACATTAAGGTCGTTAATCGTAATAGATGCATTCGCCATGACTTATAAGCTCCCTCTGATTAAGGTTAGCGATCCATTTTTAAATGCTGCAACGACGTTCTTAAAATCAGTAAACGTTGCATTTGCGAGCGCGCCATCAATATTGGTACTCGAAACAGTGAGTGCTAATTTCTCAGTGTCAGATTGCGCTGCCGATATTATGTAAACCAATCTGCCTGAATTATTTTCCAACAGAATCGCTTGTGGATACGCTAATAATTCAGGCAGATTTTGCAATGTGGCTTTTGCATTGAGTACTTCGTGGTCCTCGATCGCAATACCCGCTGTTTTGGGTACAACGTTTACCGCGGCTAATGAATCTAAAACGTCACCCTGCAAATATCCAACGACAGCTCGAGCACCGCGTGCAGACGATACTTCAGATTCATCCAAGAACGTTTTCCACTGCGTGTTTAATGCATCAAGCATTGTATTGGGAGCGTTATCGAAAGTGGCAGCACCTAAACGTGCAGGAGCAACCGCAACTTTTTCAGCAAACTGCTTGTCGAGCTGCTGCGTGTAATTTTCACCAACGTTGTGTGCCCAACCCGGATCTATTCCTACGGGGATTTTTTCAACACTGCCTGTGCGTGGGTTCGTCCATTCGCGAGTTTCAATAACTGGATCAGGGTCAACCTCGCGTCCCATTTCTTCCAAATCATCTTTATTCAATGCAATTACACTGCAGCGACATAACCAACCATTGGGTGGATAATGTGTTTGCCACCAAGGATGATCAAACCGCAAAATTTTATTGTCCCACGAGTGATGCAGCGGACGCGTGCGATCATCGTCTACCGCGTCATACATTAGGTAAGGTGCATAGTCAGCATTATCAACAATCTTTTTCCAATACCCAGCCGCATACGCAGTAGAAAGGTTTACATCAAAAATCGTTTTTAACCGACGCGGGCTCCCTAATTGCACCTCACGACTATTGCCCGTGAGTGGGTCAGCCATTTCTTGTTTTCCCCACCAGCCTTTTTCTTGCAGTACTTCAGTTAAATGTTTTCTAAAATCATCAAACGCAAGGCCGTGATTTAAAGCATCGTCAACCGCGTTGCGCACATCACTTAATAAATCCAGATCCATCATTTTTGAGACCATAAAATCGCGTGAGTGATCGGCAGGAGTATTATCCAGATGTGAGTACTGTGCGCTTAATCCTTTAGCACGGAAGTACTTCAATGCATCTTCAGGTTTTTGTTTGAAGTTAATATTCATCGCGGTCATTAGAGTTTCCCCAGAAGGCTCGCACTGATGCGTGAATTTTTAATAATCTCCGTGGCTTTTTTCATTGAGTCATCACTGATCAACTCTGCCAGGCGATCACGAAACAAAGTGAGGTCTTTGGTTTCTTCAAGCAATGCCATCAGACTTTCAACACGGTCACCCAAAATAGTTTCGTAATCCTGGGCGAGCGCAGTGGCACCGTTCGCAATTGCTTGTTGTGCAGGCGGCAATGTTGTTTCACTAAAATTTATATTTGCTGAATCAGTAGCTGCTAAAGCGCGTGCAGGGTTCGGAGTTGCTTCCTCCCAACCCTCGCCATAGGTCTCGCGAATATATTTTAGGGTTGGCTTAAAACCCATTTCGCAAACAGTTTTATCAGTTGTTGCGCGTGCGACTAAATCTTCCGGTTCACTAAAGTCGCGGCTAACTTTTGGTGGTTGCGCACCAGGGAAATTAAATTCACAAAACCACTTAACCAAGGTTGCATTAAGTGTGTCACTCAAGAGGTCTGCATCGGCCTTGGTTAATTCCAGGCGAACCTCGTTATGCGTATTACTTGCCGCAAAACTACCGCCACTTTTACCCATGCTGGTAGAGAGCGTTTCACCGAGTACTGCTTTAGAAATTTCTTCATCCATGTAGCGGCACAATGTTTCATAAGTGTCCACACTCCCGGAGCGAGCGGCTTCCAAAAACTCAATCTTCATTCCTTCAGGAATAATTACGCCGGAATCATTGGCGAGAGCAGCCAATGCATCTAACAATTTATCTTGCTCAGGCTTACCTGCTCCGGGTGGATATTTACCAACAGCCGTGGGGGAACCAAATTTATCGGCAAAGGTTAACCAGAATTGAATTCCCTGGCGCTTGAAAAATACCGGCCAAAATAAACGGGTACCCAAACCTAAACCGTACGGGTTGCCGTCTTTAGCGCCGTAGCGGTGAACAATAAATTTGCGCTCCGGCATCGCATCGCCTTTGGTTAAGTCAGTGCGAGTGATAAGGCGTAAGGTCTGATCTTTATCGAACACGAAACGACGTTGGTCTTTCGGCAGAATTTTTTCTACATCAATAATGCCATTGCCAACACGCCACATAATTTCAGCCGCTGAAAAACCTTTTAAGGTTGCATCAAGCAGATCAAGACATACCTGGTCAAAATTAATAGCATTTAAAAATGCTTCAACGCCATCACGCGCTTTGCGATCACGTAATGAATTGCTAGCGGCTTCAACCAGCACCGGGCGAGCAATTAATGCGAGCTTTCGTTTTTGCAAAACAGAAAATGCATGGCAGTCTCTTTCAATCTCATCGTAAATGCGCAAACCCTTACTTGCGCCGCGTGTTGCAAGCGTAGAATCATTCGGGCGCATCAAGCCGTTAAACAGTAAATTAAACGGATCCTTTTCAACCGTTGCGATTTCCGTTTTAAGTTCAGCGCTGAGTACTTCAGTCATGGGATTTACTCTGTTTTAAAATATGGCTCTGGGATCGCCGCAGCGGGCTTCTATAAAGCACCCGCGTGAATGTTCGCGTTCAATTCGCAAAACAACAAAATCGATTTATAAACCGTTTACGTGCGATCTATCGATAGTCATAGAGATTGCTTGATGCGCGAGGCACACCAAGCGCTGCAAATTCAATAATTCCGCCGGGGTTACTGGCCGCGTGCAATGCCAAACCCGCCGCCCAAAATCGGTCTGAGTGGCCATCGGGTGTGCGCTCTGCGGTGAAGCGAATATTGCCTGCAGCGGTAATCTGTTTTGTAACCTGGCGCAAATCAGCGCGAATTTTAGGATCGTACGGAATACGAAATTTGCGATCTTCCATTGCACCGCGCATAGGGTATGCAAGTGTTTCTTTTACGCGTGGAGTGAAGGTCACTGCTTCAACACGACTTTCGCCAAATTTATCTTGAGCATCGTCTGTCCAACCAATACCTAAACCTGTTGCATCAATGCATACGCGATCGCATCGTTCTATCCACGGCCAAATAATTTTTTCCTGATCGCTTTTGCGCATGTTGTGCATAGTTTCGATGTGACGTGTGTAAAGCACATCACCTAATTTCTCGACAACCCATAACACGGTGAGGTCATTTTTGCGTCCAATATCGATACCCGCAAATAGCCGACCATTTTCGCATTGCTGCCAATGTGTTCCAGCAGGATATTCTGCTGACGCAATTAAATCGTATTCAAGAAATGCAACATCATCATCAGCGGGGTTGCACATAAACTCTTGCTGAAATGATTCTTCGTCAGCACAACCTGCACGGATAAACTCAAAGTATGCAGCTTCATCCATTGCCTGGCGTTCATCATCGGCGGGTAGCATTTGTTGCAGCTTGTACAAAAAGCCGTGATCCAACGCTGTTTGCAACGTAACGGTGTGTAAACTAATTTTTTTGGGATTACCGTTTTCTTTAATCTCACGCACTAACTGATTAAAAAAATTATGGCTTCCACGGTGTGTAGAAATAACTTCTAAATTTCCACCCCAGGTAATACCAGGGTATGCAATAGACCAGAGCTTGCGAGGGTCTGGGTGCAATGCAAATTCATCCAACACACGGCCACCGCGTTTACCTGCTTGCGCGTCCGGGTTACTACTCATGCTGTGAATGCGTTTTCCACTCGCGTATTGCTGAACATAAGCCGTAATGCGGTCTTTGGGATCAATCACAACTTCGCCCAAATCTTTTGCGGCTAAATTCATAATGCCTGCCCACATTTTGCAATCTTCAATAAAAAGCCGAGCTTGCAAATCATCGCGGCTACTTACCCACTGATCGTGCCGTGCGGTTTCAGCAGCAGTACGTTCAGTGGCGGCATAAGCAGTTGACCAACTCAATCCAATTTGGCGAGCTTTTTCCATTAACTTTAAACGGCTATCGTCCTTAATCCACTTCGCCTGGAATGGTAGAAAAATCGCGTCCGGATTTACCGGGATAATTTTTGCGTTGCCCCTAAGCTTCATAATTTCCACCTGGGCGTGTTGTCGTATACCCATTCAGCACCAACAGAGAGGCGAGCAAATAGCCAACTTAAAAACCACGCACCCAAGGTCACAGGAATAAAAATGAGGACAAGTGGCGCTATTAAAATATTTCGCATTGCCTTGCGCATTAAACAATTCCCAATGCTTCACGAATAATGAGTTTGGTTTCTTCAGTCACGCCACCTTTGCTACCCATGCTGTCTAATGTTTTGCGTTGTTCTTCCAATAACTCTGCGCGTGCAGCAGCTCGGTGTTCCGCAGTCCATTTCTTTTGTGCGATAGAGGCGCGGCCTAATTCAGCAACAGCTTTTGCCACTTTAGGCAAATCCATTTCATCGCCGTTGGTCATCAGCAATTTAAAAAGGTGTTCTTGCACTAAACGCATTAGCGCTTCGTTTACAGAACCTTCTTCATCAGGCGCAGCTTCAACTACAGCACGCGCTTGTTCGCTCGCCACTTTCAGTGCAGATAAACGCGATTCAAAATCTTGCCCATAACGATTAAGTGCGCTTTTACTAATGGCGTGGCCACGCGCAGCTAACTCAGCAGAAAGCGCTTCGTACTCGCTAAAATTATTTTCAGCCAACGCCCGGTCTAACCAAGCCTTAACTTCTGCAGGTAATGCATGCACTTTGCTACGTGGTGGCATGAGTTAGCCCGCCCAATATTTTGCGGGGCGTGCAATGCCAGGGTGAACATCCACCGTGTACTCAGCCACATCTACACCCAATGCGGTGAGGTCGGCAGTCCATACCCCGCTAGGTTCTTTTTTAACTTCTACCAATAAGCGGTCATGCAAATAATCCAATTCGCGGCGCACTTCTAACGCTGTGGCGTCTGGGTAAATACCTTGCACGGTGGAAAGCACTAAACTTTCGTGTGTTGGAATTGGCCGTGCGTTATTGAGCGTAAGCAAAATGCTCCAACGCATAGATTCGCGACGTGCTTTAGCGTGATCAATGTTCACGATTGATTGCCCCTTTTAATTGGATATTTTCGAGTTTGAGTGCAACTGCATCAATCTTTGATTCAATAACGGTTTGGTTGCGCACGTAGTCTTCACGCCGCACATAGTGCAAAGGAATGTCTGCCATAAAGCGCAGTAATTCACGTTCAACACGCGACCAGTTTTTGGCATCCTCATGCAAGGAAGCGAACCGGCCATCCATATTTTTTACGAACTGTGCAAACAATATTTTCAGCACAGCAGCGAATGCACTGATCAATGCAATCCCAAATGTAATTAAATGCCAAGGTTCTAACTGCACGGGTTTACCTCTGGTGGTTTTTGTAAGTTGGCGTCGTCACACCATTTTCCGAACGCTAACGCTTGTGTTTGTAACTGGCTCAACAATGTTGCGTTTTCCTGCACCAAATTTTCTATGGTGGCTGCGGCACTCACCATTAACGCCGCATGGCTTAACGCTTCACATTCAGCGCGCCTGGCTTCAACACGCAAACGGCGAACAACAATGAGCGGTGTTGTCATGGCTCCGCCTTGTATTGCTGGTTTTTGATTAGCTCTGCGTAACGGCCTGCACAAATTGCGTAAGCGTCGTAGGTTTGTTTCAACGCTTCTGCAACAGAATCCGCAGCATTGCTAATCGGGCGCGGCACTGGCGGGCACGGCACTAATAAAACCGGCGGTTGCGGCTTGGTCGGCACGATTGGCTGTTTCTCCCAGCTGCTGCATGACGTTGTTATCAAACACGCAATCAACACGTAAATGAGCGGTGGTGGATAACGCATCGTGAAATTCCTGTGTGGTTTTTTGATCTGCTTTAACGCGATCACTAATAGTTTTGCTAATTGCCAAGCTAGTGCGTTCTGCCTCACCAATTAGCGATTCTGTTTTGGTGATAACTTTTTCAAGCGCTTTAATATCGGCTTTTTGGTATTTGGATTCCGCAGAAGAAAAACCTTTGTCGTAACCGTACCTATAAACAAAAATGCCATTACCAACTTGTGCAACCACCACAATTAAAAAAACAATCACTTTTAGATTCAAAACCTGTACTCCCTGCAAACACCATCACCCCAATTATTTGCAATATAGAGCGGCTCCCAACGCAGCAAAATTGTGCGTGGATAGTTGCGGTTTTCAGTGAAGTTAGAAATTGAGCGCCCAGAATTAAAACGCTCAATTGAATCGAACCAAGCCAGCTCATCAGCCCCTTTAGCTAACGCCAGTTTGCGGTCACGATTAACCCAACCTTGACCACCGTTATATGCGGCTAACGTCATTGCCCATTGCTCACAGGCATTGCTGGCTTGGTTTTGTTTATAGAGCAATAAGTCGTAAACAACTAAAGCGCGCAGCGACCAACTTGGGTTAAACGGTTGGGCGTTGCCCAAAGTTTGTGGGTAAACCGTCGCAATCCAATATGAGGTTTCAGGCATAAATTGCGCGATGCCTTGCGCGCCCACCGGTGAACGCGCATCACTTCGCCACAGGCTCTCTTGGTGAACCTGTGCTGCAAAAGTAGCGATGGGAGCATCAATGCCCCAGAGCGCATGCGCAGAACGAATCAGCAACGCTTTATGTTGGTTCGCGGCTACGGGAACTGCATCAGCAACTGCAACAGCGGCACTGCACGTATGCAACAAACAACAAGCGAAAATTATTTTTAGAATGGTTTGCATAATTACAAACCCAATGCCACGGCAATAACAACCGCTGCCACAACAATTGCGCGCCGCAATAATGCAGCAGCGAATACCAGTTGGTAACCATCAATAATTTCAAAATGGTCTTGCCATTTTTCTTTCTTGTTTACGCTATTGCGCCAATCGTTTTTCAAATAAATATCCGGGCGGGAATATGGAAACAACGCACGGTCAAGGTGATAACCAACAAAAGCAGCAATCGTAATGAGCGTTAGCTTGTACAGCGCAACAGGTACTTGCTGGGGCGATACAAAAAACAAACCCAACAACAAAATCGTGGAAAGAATGAACCAGCTGGTTAAGCGGGGGAAACGTAGCGGCATACCGTATTACTCCAAAACGAAAGGATTAATTGACAGTGCCAGATTAGGGAGTTGTGAAAGCGGTGTAATTTGAACCCAGTCAAATGTTTTACGCGCGCGCGAGGTGGATGATGGGTGCTCTTTCGCTAAGCAAAGAGCTAACCATTAACCAGCTGAGGATATTGAAATGATCAAACCAACTATTGGCCGTGTAGTTTTATTCAAACGAAACCGCGAGCAAGAGCAAGCCATGCCTGCACTAATCTCCTACGTCCACAGCGACACGATGATTAATATCGGTGGGTTTGATAGCAACGGCATACCGTTTTCACAAACAAGCGTAACGCTAGTTCAAGGTGATACTCCAGTGCCCGAAACAGGTTTCTATGCGGAATGGATGCCTTATCAAAAAGAGCAAGCAGCTAAGGCGGGTGTTTCGCTCGCGAGTGAAAACACTATTGAACAAGAAATTCAAAGCAAAGGCTTAACAGCCCCACGCATTACACCGCCAGACGTCGAAGCAACAATTGCTAGTGAGCAATTTTATATCTTCCCTGGCACAACTCTCACCGTGTGTTGCCTCACACTACAAAACGGCTTTCAAGTGACAGGTGAAAGCGCCTGTGCATCACCCAGCAACTTCAACGAAGAGATTGGCCGCAAGATTGCTCGCGAAAGCGCGAAGCAAAAGATTTGGGTACTTGAAGGTTATTTGTTGAAAAGCAAACTCGCCGAGCTTCCACTTTAAAACCTAGCAATTATTGGCAATCAAAAGCAGCTTTCCAAAGCTGCTTTTTTGATGGAGTGTAATTATGAAATTCGGTCTTTTATTTCGTGTGGAAAGTTGGTGGATTGGAATTCACTATTCATCGTACAACAAACGCTTTTGTATAAACATCCTACCCATGTTCACACTGTGGATAGCTGCTAACAACGGCAAGGTGCCCGAACAAGGCTTTGATATTTTCCGTAACGACAAAGGAGTTGCGCAAAATGATTAAGGCATATTTGGTAATGATTGGTTTGGCGTTAGTAAATTTGGTAATGCATTTCCTTGCGCCGTTCTTAGTTCCAATTGCACTTCTTTTTGCTCGGCAAACTGTCTCTGGGCGTTACGCATTACCTTGGATGTTCAGTTGGCTTGAAACCCCAGACGAATTTCTACCCGGTGATAGAAATATATCAATCGTCAACGACATCTATGAAAAATGGGGTTGGTTTATTTGTTCCTGGTATTGGCTTGGGTTTCGTAATGTTGCCTTTGGTATTTCATGGCAATTTGGTAAACCCGCAACCAATTATTTAGCAGTACTTACGGAAGAAGAACAAAAAGCCCAAGGCGTGTTTGAGCACCGCTACAAAATAGGTTTTATTGAATTGCTGGTGGGTTACGCAATTTATAAGGATTGGTACAGCGCAAGAGCTGCCTTTGGTTTTTGGGCTGTACCGAGAATAACCGTGCGATTTGTTTAGCAATCATCTCTGAGCGGAATATATTCACATGCGATGGAGCTTTAATAGCTATCCGAGCCTTACTCAGTTACAGATCCATTATTAGCATCCTCATTTTGCACCAAGGATGCAGTAAGAATAACGGCATCTCTATAATCGCTACCTCCAATAAGTTTGGCATTTACACTCAGCTCTACAAGCTTGCGGCTCCATTCGCCCACTTTTATAGCCTCTTTATATTTTCCATCAAGAGAGTCATCTTGAACTATGGCATCAAGCTGTATTCCAGTTTTTGGAGAATAAATTCTTACTTTGAATTTAAGAGGGTCCGACCAATCCAACTTTAATATTTTGTATTGCCCATCAATTCTAACTTCATTGGAAGTTCGGCGAGCATTTTTAGTTAATGTAGTCGTTATCTCCGGTGTCAAAGCAACACCACCAACCTTTGATTTATCGCCTGCTGAAAGACTTTTAACGACTTCAGCTTGCGCAGTACGAGCCTCAGAAGCAATTCCATTAACTTTGGGATAATTTGCTGCAAGAGTCGCAATTATTTCCGCGCGTTTGGTTTCTTGCTCTGTGTTGAATTTTAACGCCTTAAGCGTTTCCCTCTGTGTTTCATCGGAGGATTCTTTAATTGCTATTTCTTTTCTATTTTCGAGATAATTTTTATAGGATGAATCACCAAAATAAAGTACGGCGATACTTATTATGGCAATTAACAAGTCTTTAGAATTCATGCGACCTCCAATTGCCTGTATTAAGTTTTTTGCCACCTCCCCAAAGTTTATCTCAAGGAGAGATGAGCCACCTTTAACATCGACTTTAATCTCAAAGTCTTTTTTTTCTTCGTCGGTTAATCGCTTGTTAGGTGTACCAAAACTTGCAACAGAATATGCTCTATATATTCCCTTTTGAAGCTCGATGAGCCCCTTCATTACAGTTGGAGTCAAGCTTTGATCAAACTTCTCACCCTTCAAATACAGCTCAAGTGTCGGCCAGCCTTCAAAAATAATTTGATCATATTCAGGGACATCACCCGCCAATGCTTTAGTCAGAATATCATAAGCTTCAGCTTCACTTCGAATGATAACATTCGGTAGTTTATTGGTAGTATTTTGAATTGTGTTGGTACTCAAATGATTCTCCATTTTCAAAAAAATAACTATTACAACAAAATCTAGCTAATAACAGCCACATGCCTTTTAATTAAAAAAACGGTCACTGATGCCATTTGATTTTTCATACTATGTCGAGGTTATGCCAAATGCGCCCAGCTGATCGAGTAACAAGTACGGCATATTTTTTCTTTGTTTTTGCAGCTGCTCGCTTTGCTTTATCTAGTACTTCCGATTTTTTTAGGGTGCCTGATATACGATATTCACCATCAGGTAGCTTGTAAGTAACACCTTTATTGGAGGTTATCTCGTCTGTAAACCCTTCCTTATCCATCTCTTCATATAGCTTATTGTAATCATCCCAATCTGCATCGTGCAGAACGATTCTTACTGTAAATTTTGACATCAAGCCTCTCCTTATTAAATTGGCAACCCATAAAGTCTGCGAGCTGCAGTTCTGTTATGAGAATCAATACATTTAGTTATTTTGCACCTATCATAATTTTTTCTTCTCCGGGCTTAGCTGGTTCTGAAATAATGTAGTACATGTTCAATTCATTTATTGCCATTAATTGCTTTCCACAACACTCGGCTGGTATTGGAAAGCTAAAAGAAAGTTTCGAATATCCTGATTCAAGCCTGCCCATTAGGCCATTTAAAAAATCTTGATTCATTTTTTTCCCGCACTGTGGACATGGTGTCATTTAATTGCTCCTGCTGTTAATAACAGACTTATTTTGATCGGCTTATTCACCACCAGAAAGATGATAGAGGATTTCACTGTAGGGTAGTTTAAGAAAGGTATTTTCACTGTCTGCAACTTTACTTAGCGTTTGAATCCTGCACCAAACACTCACGCCGCCGTTTTCTCTTTCACACACCGCGCCTGCATTGTCGAGAAATTCAAAATGCTCAAGGCGCTTCATTATTATGGTTCTACCTTTCGGTACAGCACCAATAGGCTCTATTACGAAAATCGTGATTTGAGTACAAATCGCCACACAGATAATGGCAATTACAGCGAACGAGATAAGAAACCATTTTGTTTTTGTCATAACAACTCCATTCAATTATTGTTTTTCCTACATCAAAGCGCAGGCACTTGCGCTTTTACTGCTTTATCTTTCTACATTAAAAACTAGATTCCGTAACCATCGTCATCATAGGTGGATTGTTTTATAGCGAGCGCAACTAGATCGTCAAAATCTTGTTGTGCACGAGCTAAGTTACCGGTGGTTTTTGCTGGTCCATTGCCAACGCTTACTTCATAGGTTATTGAGGTTTTATTGCTTTTCTCATCAAAGCTTAATACTTCGGTAAGTGTTACCCCGTGTCTAGAATTCATCGTTCGACGCTTAATCATAAAAACTCCATGTGTTGTTATTAATAAAATCAAACCAAAAGCGCAGGCGCCTGAGCTTTTCAAACCGCTCAGCGCTAAGCGGTTTACCCAAAAGCGCCAACGTTGGCGCATTTCAAAACGGCAAGCGCCTGCCGCTTTACAACTCAATACCTCTATCCAACAACACTAATTCAATATCTTCCATTCTATTTTTCTGCAAAGTAATTAATTTCCCGTATTTTTTATTTGCTTTAGGGAACATCGCCAACGCTACTAATGCAATGAACGCAAACCCCAGCAGCTGCCCTGCCGGGGCATCATTAAGCTTGCCGGAAACGGCAGTCATAACTAAAAAGAAAACAACGCAAAAAAACATGAGCATGTTCGGGGCAAGTAAAATTTTATACTGCGCAGAACGTAACTTACGTTTGCAACTTTCCCATTCACCGAACAGATCATTGGTAGACCAAGACCAGTACGTATTATTAAAGTAATTATTAATGTCACGACCTGCAACCTGGCCATCGTTACGGTTTATCTCTTGCGTCACGTTTATATCGTTGTCCAACTTAAACTCCTTAGTTACTAATTTTATTTTGTTGTTTTGTTAATTATGTTTCGCCCTGCGACTTGGCCGCCTGAACTATTTATATGCTGTGTAACGCCAGAGGCTGGGGCACGTGGCGGATTACCCGCATATACCATCGCCAAAGTACGGCGCTTAGTTTCGGCATCCATTTGCCTGAAGCCTTGAAGCAATAGAGCATCTTCTCCAGACACTGCCTCTTCAGATCGAACACCCGTCACTATGTACTGAATATCCGCCCCAACTTTTGCAATCGCAGCTAAATAGCTTACGTCAGGTGAGCGGTCTCCCTTTTCATAATTACCTTGGGCAACACGCTTTACCCCACCAATAGCGCCAAAAGCCTCCTGATTAAATCCGAGACGCTCTCGCTCCTCTTTCAATCTATCAAAAAAAGAATTCATTTGGATTCATATATCCGTTGCAACGCATTCAAATGAATGCAATACTTAACTCACACTAACCGCCACAGTTAGCAACTTAACAGACACCAAAGGGCGCGACCCCTAGGAGCCAAACATGTCCTTACGTACACCAGAGCAAGCTCGCGAAGCGCTTCAGGCCGCTGGTACTTCTATTACCCAATGGGCAATAGCCAATAAGTTTTCGCCCAACCTGGTATTCGAGGTTTTGGGTGGCCGCAAAAAATGCTTACGCGGCCAATCGCACAACATTGCCGTAAAGCTCGGCATTAAGGATGGCGTGATCGTTGTCGATCCAGCCAAAGCCCTTGAATCCCATAAACTCGCTGCTGCCTAAGGATAGACGCAATGGACATTCAAGACATTCTAAATTTACTGGCTGAGTTTGATGGTAACAACCACCAGGCACTTGCCAAAAAATATCGTGTAAGCCTGACTGCGGTTTACCAAATAATCAAGCGTGCAGTAGGCGCGGTTGGTACCTTAGATAAACTCAAACAACAAACCGCAGAAACCGAAGCCAAGTTTACTCGCGGTGCCACATTACTGCAGCTTTTTAGTCAGTTTCAGGATCTGGGTTACCTGACTTTCCGCCCTCTATTACCTGCGGAATCCACACACCGTGGCCTAGCAGTGTTCTTTTCACACTCTCAAGCACTTCCAACTGATCGCCTTTCAAGTCAGCCAGTATCGCAAAGCCGTCCAGAGCAAGCACAAGACTCTCCTGACTCGTCACATCCTTCTGAACCAGATGTGTCATCAGCGCTACAACCGCGCCCTGTAAACCAGAAATGCGATTGTTCAGGTACTCATAAACCGGATCAGACATCTATGTCTCCCTTCACTTTATTGTTGGGGCGCTTGACCGAATTACTTGGCGCTGAAATCGCCGCAAAATTAGTTCACGATTTTCAGGGCGCAATTGTTCAATTTCCTATTACAAGCCATTACACGGCACCTTGCACCAACACTCATATTGTCCGCCGAGTTAGTGTCCGCATGTCAGTCACTTTAGATGGGAAGGAGTACGACGTATCTCATCTACCTAAAGCCATGGTTGGCGACCTCATATCTATCAAGCCTTCGGAGCTTCGTCCTCTTCAGACATTTGGCTTTCATGCAAACGTTGAAGCGCCTCTTCAGGCGAAAACCCACGACGATGAAACGAGTCAAGCAGTATCTGATCAGCCAAACCAATTACATGACCATGTACAGCCTCTCGCATGCCGCGCTTATGCAACCCGTCTGCACCAATGCGTAAGCGCGCTTGAAGCCGCTGCGAATCTAATACGCCGTGTGTTTCAAGTGCTTCCGCCAAAGCGCGGTACGCAAAGTAAAGGGCACCCAAGTGATCCTGCATCTCTTGATTAGTCATAACTGTTTCCCGTAAGTGAATTTAACAGTGCCCATTATCCAGAGCGTAACTGATTTGCCTAGACACAAAAATGATTTTTGTTTGGAACAAGTAAGAACTGAATTTTTAGGAGGCCGCCAATGAGCCGCCGCAATTGGAAGAAGGTACGCGCAACCTCGCTAAGGCACGCACTGGAGTTGTGTAAAGACCATGCCAAAGAGAAGCGCAACTTTAGTGTGGAACGCATAGCAGAAGAAATGGGTGAAGCGGACTACTGGACGCTCTATAAGTGGCTTCAAAACGGACGCATGCCGGCGGTGCAAATACCGGCCTATGAAGCGGCATGCGGTATTGATTTTGTAACGCGCTGGCTCGCAACACGGGGCGGAAAACTTTTAATAGATGTGCCTACTGGCCGCAAATTAAAAGCCACTGATGTAGCGGAATTACAAACACAGCTGCATTCAGTGGTAGGTGATTTATTAAATTTTTACCAGGGCAATAGCAATGCAGAACAAGCACTGGCAGCGATTACCCACAGCATGGAATCACTTGCCTGGCACAAGGGAAATGTTGAGCAACACGAACAACCGCAATTAGAACTTGGAGATAACAACAATGAGTAAACAACCTGAAATAAAAATTCCTGTAGCGGGTGGCCACTGGCAACTCCTTGCACACGCGCCATACCAAAATGACCCGATGGGATATAGCGCACATTTGTACATCGCAGATTTACCTATATGCCACGCGTTCAGCTTTGAGGGTGCTGAATTTGACGGAGGTACTTTAATGCTTGGTCACACGCACATTGAGCTGAATGAAGAGGCCGCTCAACAAGTAGTGAAGTTCTTGGCTGACACAGCAGCTTATATAACCGGTGAAGCAGCATGAACCACAAAGGCAGAACAACCGAAAGCGGCACCAAAGTTTTAAACGTGTTGATTGCACTCAAGGGTCACACATTAACAGGCCTCAGTAATGGCGAATTAGCAAAAGCATTGAAGGAAAGCCCTTCAACCATTAACCGTTGTTTAAACACATTAATTGAAGCGGGTTTGGCCATTCAATTAGACAGTGGACGCTTTGCGCACAGCGTAATGCTTTTACAAATTGCACAAGCTTATGCCAACGATATTGCACGCACACAGAGCCGAATTGCTGAATTGCAGCAACGTGTATCTGCCGGTGCAAATTATTAATCACTCACTTTAACCATTGGAGATAGTTATGACAGAAGTAAAAATCGGAAAGGCACCACGTCATATAACGCAGAAAGATAAAGATGAATATCTGGCTACCAAAAAAGATAAAGCTCCTAAAAGTAATGTAGTTATTGAGCAAGACGAAACTCAAATGGATTTAGAAGAAACGATTGCAACAAGCACACAGCAAATGGCGGAACATACCACGCAAATTATGAATACGTTTGGTGATGGTCTTGTGTATGAGCGCAATCGCATTGTGGGTGAAGCACGTTTCTTTATGGCGCAATCTGCTGACGCAATGCTGGAAGCAGGCAAACGCTTAATTGTGTTGAAAGAGAATGAACCGCACGGTGAGTTCGCTGAAATTCTTGTATCTCAACTGGGAATTGAAACTCGCATAGCTCAGAAGATGATGCAGGCCGCACTCAAGTTTTTGTCTCCAAAACTTGGATCAAATGCGAAATCGATTTCGCATTTGGGTAAAACAAAACTCTACGACCTTATGCTTTTGGATGATGACTCAATAGTTGAATTAACTGAAGGCGGGACTGTTGCAGGTTTAACCCTCGACAAAATTGAATCAATGTCTTGTGGGGAGTTACGCAAAGCTCTGCGCGAAGCACGCGAAGATATTACCGCTAAAAACGAAGTGATCGCCGACAAAAGCGGCAAGATCGACGAACTTTCTACCAGCCTTCGAAAAATAAAACGCATCAGTGCGGACAATCAAATCCTAAACGCACGCAAAGAAGTTGCCTCACTTGAAGGCGAAGTGGAAGAGCGCATTCGCGTTCAACTGAGAAGCGCTTTTAACGAGCTGCAAGATTTAGCTGGGCATACAGGCACCCACGACCACATCGATTTTATTTCCTCGCAACTCGACTTACTTGACCGCGCACTTTTGCAATTGCGTGCAGAGCTGGGAATTGAGCGCACTCAATTAACAACTGCTCCTGATTGGGAGAACGACCAGTAATGAATCCTGCGCTGATAGAAAGCCTTCAAGCCGTTGCCCGCGCTGCCGAGGCAGCTGGGCATGGCAAAAAAAGCGCCGTCTATCAACAGGCGGCAAATGAAATGGGAATGTCATTGGCAACCCTGCATAAAAAACTGAGTGAAGTCGCTATGAAAAAGCAACGCAAAAAACGTGCAGATTCTGGTGAAATAAATTTAACACTGGATGATGCCCGCATGATTAGCGCTTACCTCAGTGAAAGCTCGCGCAATAACGGAAAACGTTTGGCCAGCATTAAAACTGCAATAGAAGTATTGCGTGCAAATGGTGAGATCACCGCAACGCGCTTAGATGAAAACACAGGTGAACTTGTGCCATTAAGCGAGAGCGCAATCGCACGCGGTTTACGCCACTACGGGTTGCACCTGGATCAACAATCGCGTCCAACACCCAAAATAAGTTTAGCAAGTTTGCACCCAAATCATGTGTGGCAAATTGACCCATCACTTTGTGTTCTTTATTACCTGCGCAATGCAAAAGGTTTGCAGGTAATGAATGAAAAAGAGTTCTACAAAAACAAACCCGCGAACATTGCAAAAATCGAAAACGAACGCATTTGGCGTTACGTCATTACCGATCACACCAGTGGCTGGATATTTGTTTATTACGTATTGGGTGCAGAGAGCGGCAAAAATTTAGTTGAAGCTTTTATTGCTGCAACACAAAAGCGCCACGCACAAGACCCCGTGCACGGCATACCAAAAATGGTGATGGTTGACCCCGGCAGCGCTAATACCGGCGCTGTATTTAATAACCTGTGCCGCGCGCTTGGCGTTCACGTGCAAGTGAATGAACCAGGTCAACCATGGGCCAAAGGCCAGGTAGAAAAGGCTAACGATATTGTTGAATGCGAATTCGAACATTGCATGAAATTTTTGGCAAAACCACCAACAACCCTGGAAGAAATTAATGACCTTGCATGGCGTTGGATGCGCAATTTCAACGCAACAAAAATTCACACTCGCACCGGCCAACCACGCTATGCGGTGTGGATGAAAATTACCGCAGAACAATTGGTATTTGCACCGCCAGAACAAGTAATGCGTGAACTTGCGATTAGCCACCCAGTAAGCCGCAAAGTATCACCGCAATTGGAAATTCAATTCGAAGGCAGAACTTACAGCGTTAAAGAAATTCCACACGCGGCAGTTGGTGAAAAGTTATTTGTAACGCGTAACCCATGGCGAGCAGATGGCAGTAGTGCTCAGGTGATTTACACCAACGAAGAAGGCCGCACCGTTATTCAAGTTGTTGAAGCTATCAAAGTAAATGATTTCGGCTTTGATATTTCAGCACCAGTCATTGGCGAAGAATATAAAAGTCACGGTGACTCTTATATCGATACTGAACGCAAACGTGTTGAACGTTTGGTGATGGATGCACCAACAGATGAAGAGTCCAAAAAGAATCGCAAAGCCAAAAAAGTACCTTTTGGTGGCCGCATAAACCCTATGAAACCTATCGACGATACGCCGCTGGTTGATTACCTCAGCAAGCGCGGAACTGCGTCTGAAGTTGTTGCGCCAATGGTTGAAGACGTGCGCATGACACACGTTGCTGCCGCTAAAAAATTAGCTGCTCGTTTGGGCAATGCCTGGAATGGCAGCGAGCATTTTCCCTGGATTAAACAAGCCTATCCCAATGGCATTTTGGAAGCAGAATTGAGCGATATCGCTCACCAACTGCAGCAGGTAAACCAACCAGCGCTGCGTTTAATTAAATAAGCCAATTGGCTTAAACGGGTATCGAGCTGTTGCCCCAAAAATACGGAGTTACATCATGCTTGCTTTGAAAAAAACGCTTACCGATATTGAAGTTTTGCAAACCCAACTCGCAATTCATTGCGGCGTTAGCCCTGCAACAATCGCCCAACTGATTAACCATAACCTGTGGCCTAAAACGGAAGAAAAGGCAAAGGCATTGCGCGCAAAAATACTGGATTTTTTACAGACATTTGATGCGGCGAATGAAAGTGTTTTTGAGGTGGTGACCACAGAACCGGTTAAGCGTTTGCAGTCAATTCCGCAGCCTACCAAACAATCATCTAATAACACACAGCCCCAAGAGGACGACCATATGCTTTTACGCCGCCAGTCATTAACACCTGCTGCAAAACGCCATTTTATGTTAACGCGCAATCCGTTTGATGATTTACAAAGTGCAGATGATATGTGGGTGAGTCCTGATATTCGTTACGTGCGCGAGTGTATGTTAACTACTGCAAAACACGGCGGCTTTTTAGCGGTTATCGGTGAAAGCGGTAGCGGTAAAACCACCGTACTTACCGATTTAGAGCAACGCATTATTAGCGATAAATTGCCCATCATTATTATTAAACCTTACGTGCTTGCGGCAGAAGAAACCGACCACAAAGGTACTATGTTAAAGAGTGCGCACGTTGCCGAATCCATACTGCGCAACCTCGCACCAAACGCACCAGTGCGCATTTCACCTGAAGCCCGTTTTAAGCAATTACACAACGCATTAATTGACTCGCACAACGCGGGTTACTCGCATTGCCTTGTAATTGAAGAAGCGCACAGCATGCCAATCACAAGCTTAAAACATTTAAAACGCATTCTCGAATTGCAAGTTGGTTTTACCAAATTGGTGAGCGTTATTTTAATTGGGCAGCCTGAATTAATGGTGAAACTTAGTGAGCGAAATGCGGAGGTTCGTGAAGTTGTTCAACGTTGTGAAGTTGCCACTTTGCAGCCAATGGCACCACAACTTCTTGAAGAGTTTTTAGCCTATCGTTTTAACCGTATTGGTAAAAAACTGAATGAAGCTATTGATAAAAGCGGCATAACTCAAATCACAGAACGTTTAATTTCCAAAAGTAAGGCCAGTCAACTTTATCCGCTCGCTGTGGGCAACTTCATGATCGCTGCGATGAATATTGCTGCCAATGTTGGCTCCAAAATTATCGATGCTGAAATTATTGACGAGGTGGTGTGATGGTTGAGACGGCTGAAAAATCGCCGTCCATTCTTTTGCAGCGCGCGGACGCCGTTCACCGCGCAATTAAAGAATTGGAGCGTGAGCGTTACGAGATTAAAGATATTTCTATCACCGAATTTGGTGCGGTTGTAATGCTAAAAGAAACACCGAATTGCATCAAATTATTAGCGCGTGAGAGTGGCGTTATTAATACACCTCAAGGCCGCTACACGGTGATGCAAATGAAAATATTTGGTGTGTATGTGCAATGGCTTCGCCCATTTTGCATACGTGTAATTAACCCATCGTCGAAGGTGCATTAATGAATACCATGAATATTGGTTATCAAAAATCCGATATGGACGCTGCCGAAAAAATGGTGCGCCTACATTTGGAAAAACTGAAAAAACACATCGACTCCAATGAATGGCCGTTGGTGTGTAGCGATCTGCGTGCAATTGAAGGTGAAGTACAGCACGCAAATCGCATTGCAGCAACGCTTAGTTTTAACGCACGTAACAATCAACCTCTGCCACGCATTTCGCGCGGCAAACTTTAAATAACGAGGATTCAACATGAGTGAAGAACAAATCCCGGACGGATATTTGAAAGATGCAAAGGGGCGCCTGGTGCCAATTGCTACCGTCAAACCTATTGATCTTGAGCGCGATCATATGGTGAGAAAGATCATTAACAGCTCAAAATTTTTAAGCTATCAATTGCAGCAACTTAAAGCCTCTGTGTTTGGTGATATCGAAGCATTTATTGATTTGTCAATTGAACAATACGGCGCTAAAAAAGCTGGTGGTTCAAAGGGCAATCTCACGCTCTATTCATTTGATGGCAAGTACAAAATTCAGCGCGCGAATCAGGATTTTATTACGTTCGATGAACGTTTGCAGGCTGCGAAAATTTTAATTGATGAATGCTTGCAGGAGTGGAGCAAAGATTCTCACCCTGGGCTTGTAATGATGGTGAACGATGCATTTAGAGCCGACGCACAAGGTGAATTACGCACTGCACGTGTGCTTGCATTGCGCCGTCACGAAATCAATGACGATCGCTGGAAACGCGCTATGGATGCGATTGGTGATGCATTGCAGGTATGCGGCTCTAAAACCTATATCCGCGTGTATGAACGTGTCGGGATGACCGATGAGTACAAACAAATTGCTTTAGATATCGCAGGTGTTTGATGAGTGATGACGCAGATATCGCTTCGCAAATTGAAGCGGAAAACTTGGCAGTAATTTTGGCTAATCGCCCGAGAAATATGTCGGGCATTAGCGTGGTAGATTGTTTTGAATGCGACACACCGATACCACAAGCACGACGTGCCGCTTTACCAGGTGTTCAAACTTGCGTGCAGTGCGCGCAATTAAATGAAGACACTCAAAAATTCAAAATGGGGAAATTCTAATGCACAGTTTATCCAGGTGTTATTTGATTTTTGGTGTAGTGATCGTTGTGGCACTTGCAGCGCTTTTCATTTACGGCTTGATTACCGATTGCCCGGATACGGCTAGTTATTTTAATTGTTCAGCGGTGAAAAAATGAAACGCAAGTTATCACTCTCAATTGAAGAGGCGGCAGCTTTGTACTTCAACCTGAAGCTCGTTTCTGATGCCTGTATCTCAGGCACAGGCAATGATGAATTGGATCGTCAGCGTCAAACCATGCAGGAACGAATTTTAAAACTTTATCCTGAAATTAAAGAAATTTTGACTACAGGGAAATCAATTTAGATGAATACTCAAGATCAATGCAGCAGAAAGAAGTGCAGTTGGTTTGGTACCGACGATGACAAAAAGAAGATGCGCAATCGCAAGCTATCTCGGGGCGGTATTACTGTGAATGATTTAGTTTGTCCTAAATGCGGTTGTAAAACTTTTTATGAGCTGAGTGCTAAATAATGGCCGCAAAACACGAAGCAGAACGCTTGCGGCTCATCAAACTAATCCATGTAGGTCGTCGTGAATTAAATATGGATGAAGAATCCTATCGCGCAATGCTTTCCAATATGCCGGAATTGGAAGGGGCTACCTCTACAGCGAAATTGTCAGTTCCAAAACTCAAGTTGGTTTTGGAACTGCTAAAAACCAAGGGGTTCAAGGTCACTCCAAAAGCTAAAAATTCGGTGAAAAAACCGCGCAAAATTGATTTAAAACAGGCCGATGATGCTCAAAGCCGTTTAATCCGCCATCTTTGGTTAGAACTTCATACGATAGGTGCGGTGCGTGATTCTTCAGAAGTAGCCTTGAGCCGTTATGTGTTTCGCATCACCCAAGTAAACGCTTTGCAATGGCTAGATTCAAACCAAGCTAGCCGAGTAATTGAATCACTAAAGAAGTGGCATAAACGAGTAGCGGAGTGAGGTGAAACAGATGGCAGGCGAATCCAAAACTGCAACAACGCGCAACGAGTTACTCGCTTCTGTTGAGAGTTGGGCAAGTGAAGCCGCCCAGGACTTCGGTTTACCGATTGAGAAGGCCGAGCATCTTGGTACTTATATAGCTGATCAGCTAGCAGAACACTTTGGTGGCAGCATGCTGTCGTTTCCCAAGGATCGCGCGTTTCGCATCCACACTCGCGATATGGAAATCTATTCCAAATTCACCGGCAACAACCATCGCGCGCTTGCTAAAGAATATGACCTGGTTGATCGCGCAATCTATAAAATCGTTAAGAAAATGCAGCGCCGCTACGTACGCGAACGCCAACCGGACTTGGATTTATTCTGA